TCGCTTTTGTAATAAGTCTTCTTCTTGAGACAATGACAATATATCAACTTCGATAATTTCAAAACGATCCATCAATGCTCTATCCAATACGCGCGTTGAAGTATACTCCGTACCAATGTTTGCTGTAGCAATAAAGGATACATTTGCTGCAACTTGTATAGTTGGTGAGTCAACATCTTCATCTAATCGCAAATAGCGTTGGCCTTCGTCAAGCACTGTCATTAAAATATTCCATGCTTCGGGGTGAGCTCTAGACAACTCATCCAATAAAATAACTGCATTCTCTGTTTGAATTGCTCTAACAAATGCTGACTCATCAAAGGTAGTTTCGCCTTGCTTGAAGTGTGTGTTACCAATAAGAGTTGCTCGAGGATCTTGCGTAGCACCCAAATTAAAATAAAAGAATGGACGATTAGTTGCTATAGGTAATTCTTTAGCTGCCTGTGTCTTACCACATCCTGCAGGGCCAACCATCATGATGTTTTTACCTCGCACGGCTGATCTAACTAGATACTTCCATTTAATGTCAGACATTTCTAAGCTAGCAGGTTTAATTTTATGTGCATTTTGAATCAATGCTAATACTGGATCGGCTTCTTGTTTAGTTTGAGGTTGAAGATCTGCACCATATGTTGCTTTCAACTCTTCTTGATTGATTTGATCTAATGCGACACGTCTCGCGCGACCCGTTTCATGATCAAAAATTAATGCTTCATCATTTGCAATTGCATGTTGCACCATGATGCTTCGAAATAACGTTGTAATATCATTACCGGTTACTAACTCGGAAATGTAAGCATTTCCATCTTGCGTATACTTAACTACGCCAATTGATTTTGTTTTTTTCATAGCTCTTTTATTTTTCTATATTATATGAAATAAAGAGCTAACATCCAACCTATTTTATGATTTTTTTTGATGTACCATCTTCGTACAATTCGAATACAAGGCCTGTATATGATTCATCAACTCGTTGTCCTAACATGTTATAATAACCTATAATTTTCTTTTCACGAGTTCTGTTATCTAATGCAACCGGGCCATATATTTCATATTGTCCATCAACGTCATACTGGATTAGACGATAATAGTGGATTGCATGTTGATCAATATTATCTGAATGGTAGTAATTTATTTTTTCTGTTGAATTACCTGCTGCTGTTTTAGTTGCTACTTGAATCCAATTTTCACCATCACGTGATCTTTCAATGCAATAATGAGATGAATTATGTTCAGATGCTGTTGCCCATTTTAAAGAATTCCATAATGGATACTCAACACCATCAAAATATAGAAGTTCTACCGGAAGTGGAACAGATATTCTAACAGTATACTCCTCTATCTCACCCCAGCGATAAGCAGTAGTTGAGTAAGCATCAGTTGATGGTGTTGTATTCCAAACGGATAAAACTCTCATCAAAACATCACCGGTTATGGCGTCTGTTGGTACTGTTATATTTTGTGAAACACTATTTGCTGGTGCAGATTGTAATACGTTTTCAGTTACTTGAAACACACCATCACCATTCCAATCAATCCACGCAGCATACCCTTGACCAGGATCGAAAGTATTTGTTGCAGTAACTGATAGTGCGTATTGGGTTCCTTTGGTTACTTCAATTATCTGATTTGTAAAATCTTCATAAGAATCTCCATCTTCTGTTGAGGTATTGTTTATGTTTGCTAAAGTTACGTTAGAGATATGATCGCCATCTTGTATTCCATAAGTTCCGCTAGTGGTGGTGTATGGTGTTGCGTTATTCAAGTTGACCGTTACAATGTTTGAGTTACCCGAGGGGCATGTACCGTCTTTTGATGTTGTTCTGAAATAAATCTGCGATTGTTGCACATTCATTATGATAGTATATGGATTAGAAGGACTTGACACAGACTCCGCAACACTTGTAAAGTTATTAAAAGACCATTCTAATTTAGTTATAGTTCCACCATTTCCGGAAGTTGTAAGTGTTGTTGCATCATTAACTGTCGTGTTAGTTTTTGTTGATGTTAACGTACCTCCTACAGTCGGTGTCGTACATATAGCTACTGATGTAATGCTTGCTAAAAATCCATCCCAAGCACCTATATTTGATATGTCAGTTGTCCATCTTATTGTTAATTGTCCTGATGCATTTTCAGCGGTTATTGCACTTGGTAGCGTTGTACCATTTAGTGTTGCTAATAGAGGTGCTGATGTGTTTGCTCCGTCGTAGATATACAAATAATCGTAACTCGTTTCCAAGTCCAATTGACTAAAATTTAATTGTAGTTTTTTTGTATTGTCAGATGGTGTTAATGTGATTGTTCTATTTACACTATTACCATATCCCGTTGACATCGGCCCAGCTAGACCACCGTCATCAGACAGTGAATATGTTAAAGATGAATTTAGTGTTTGAGAACAAGCACTTAAAATAGGTATCAATGTATTAGTAGATGCTGAGGTTGAAGTAATACCTAGATCATCAATGTATCTTGAATGTGTCCCTGAACCTCTAGCGTCTACCAATCTAATAAAAACATTTGTAAGACCTAGAGCTCCAATGTTTAACGTATATTGTTGGTATGTTGTTGTAGATGTGGTTACAGAACCTCTAGTTGTCCATGTAGTTCCATCGGGTGATGTTTGTACATTTAAAGTCCAAGCAGTTGTATTTGAACTTCTTCTATACCAAAAAGTTAATACTCCTGGATTTGCAATTTGTGGTGTTCTAATCGCATCACTTGCGGCATTAAAAGTTAACATATTAGTTCCTGTTCTTACAGGTGAAGTTCCATAAGGAACCGAAGTATTTACCCAAGTACCACCTTGTGTGGGCAGAGTGCTAGTGAAACTTTCATAGATTTGATACATGTTGCATTGTGATAATACAAATGTAGCAAGAAAAAATTGTGTAACAAATAAAAATGTTTTCATGGATCGGTTTATTATAAATATAAATTACATGTATAATAAATCCTAAAAAAACATAACTAGATTAATATTTCTTTAATCTAAATTATTATTTTGCGATTTATGCTTAGATTTTCTAGTATATTTCTTGCGATTCTTCTGAACCGCCGGCCTAGTTGCTTGCCAAATCTCCTGCATAGTTAATTCAATCTTTTCCATACAAATAAATATATGAAAATACGTTCAAAATTCAAATCACCAGTTTTCGATAGTATGCCATTTTTTTACTACATCATATGAAACATTAAGTTGTTTTGAAATTTCTTTTAAAGACAAATTTTGTTCCTTAAGTTGTTTAATCATTATAAATTGATATTCAGTTAAAGAACGTCGGGTTAATGATCTAGATCGTATTTGTTCTGGTGACCATTTTACCCATGGTTTTTTCTTATTTTTATGAGCTTGGCTGATTTTCTTTTTTGTTTCCGTTGAATGAGTTTTTCCCAACATCCTATTATAAGTTTTTGATTTGCCTTTAGCTGATAAACTTCGTTTTAGATTAGATTCAGCTGACATACAAATACAATTGTTACCATCGCCGCCTTTTGTTGAATTATATCCAGTATTATACGTATCATATAACGCAATCATTTCAATTTCTTTTATTTTTGCATCAGAATTTGATTTACATTCAAATAAAATTTTATGTTCCCAACATTCAACGCCATATTTTCTTAAAGCATTTTGAAATTTTGTATTTGTTATTTTTTTAATCGATTCCCGTACATGTTGTTCCCAACGGCCTTCCATGGAATTAGAAGTCCATCCAATATAACTTTTTTTAGTTATCAAATTAATATGTTGATATACTATTGCCATTATACAATTTTAGAAACAGGTGTTGATGACCACATTCTACATGACCAATATCTAGCACTAGTTCGATCTTTTGCTGTACTACATTTATGTCTTGCTCTAAATGATTTTCGTCGCTTTGGATTATCGCGTTTTATTTCCATATTAGGATCGCCAAAGTTAACCTTTACAACATTTCCTTTAGAATTTTTTACATAAACTTTATACTTGCGAACGTCACCGCGCATTGGTTTACCTAATTGAACTTTGCGGCCTTGATATTCGGCTTCATTAAGTCCAGGCTCAACTAGTTCTATATACTCCGGCTTATCAGTCGCGTATGCTTCTTTAATTGTTTCAATTAGACATTGCGGACAATATCCGGCTGATTCCGGTATACAATTTGGAACTTGCTTACCACCTTTTTCTTTCATTCCTCGTTGTTGGTATCCTTTCCAACAAGCTTCATCAATATACTGCATTACAACTCCTGCCTTATTGCTAATTTTGGTAAACGGCTACGCCAAACATCAAGTATTGATTCTTTGTCTTGCATGGTAATAGTACCGTTATTGACCCATATATTTAAATAATTATCTACTGTAGTTTTAAATGGTTGCTTGCTTTTCTTAGCACGATAATACAATCCTTGAATCATTGCATCTAATTCTTTTGGCAATGTAAAGTAACGTGCTGCTGGCAATTTTCCAGCTTCTATTTTGTTGCGTAATGCTTGATCCGATCTGATATATTTTCCGTCAATAGTATTCCAACCACTTTGTGTTAAATGTTCTATTTCATGGCGAAGCGTGTCTCGCAAATCTATTGCAACTTCACTTAATATGCCCGGATACTCTGCTGGATCAAGTTTAAATCGTATTTCTATAAGTGGCAATTCCGCCGAGTTTGGTTTTGTATCATTGAATGCATCACCACCTACCCGTAAATCTTTATAGCCATCAATCCATTGTACTTTGAGTTGCAAATAAAATTCTATAGGAATATCGGCGTTTTCTATTTCTTCAAAATAAATATGACGATATTGATCATCATCTAATATTTCCGGGACTGTTTCACCT